GCCGGCGCCGCCCCATCCCGCCGTCTCGCCACCGAAGAATGCGCTCGCCTCAACGAGCTGCAGGTGGCCGGCCGTCGCGCTGCCATCGTCCGCAAGGTCAACATGATCATCCTGGATCGGGAGCACTGACCATGGCCGGCGAATGGATCAAAGTACGCACCAACCTGTGGGACGACCCACGCATCGGTCAGCTGTGCGAAATCACGGACCAGGGCGAAGCAGCTGTCATCGGCGGCCTGTACTGGCTGTGGGCCACCGCTGACGAACACTCGTCGGACGGCCTGCTGTCCGGCATGACCACGCGCACCATCGACCGCAAGACCGGCGTTCCCGGCCTGGGCAAGGCGCTGGTAACGATCGGCTGGCTCTCGGAAAGCGACGACGGCGTTACCGTTGAACGCTTCGACGAGCACAACGGCGCATCTGCAAAGCAGCGTGCACAGACTGCAAAGCGCGTTTCTACTCACAAAGCTAACGCAAAGGTAACGCAACCAGCGTTACCAGAAAAGGATGACACCGTTACCACCGCGTTACCTAGAGAAGATAAGAATAAAGAACAACTTCCCCCCATACCCCCCGAGGGGGGCGAACCCGGCGAGCAGAAACGGAAAGCGGCCGTCTCGCTTCGCTCGTTCCTGGACGACTGCCGTTCGACTGGCACCACGCCGATCCCTGACGGCCACCCGGTGTTCGCCTATGCCGACAAGGTGGCCCTGCCCCGCGACTTCCTGGCCCTGCAGTGGGTTGAGTTCAAGGACCGCTACCAGCTGCCGGACGCCAAGCGGTACAAGGACTGGCGCACGGTGTTCCTGAAGTCAGTCAAGGGCAACTGGTTCAAGCTCTGGTTCGTCGGCGCCGATGGGCAGTACGCCCTGACGACGGTCGGCCAGCAGGCCCAGCGTAGCCACAAGGAGGCCGCATGATCGAGCAATTCAACCTGCAGGCCGAGCAGGCTGTGCTGGGCGCGCTCCTGGCCGACAACGACGCCTTCGACCGCATCCCTGAGCTGGACGCCGCCCACTTCTACCGTGGCGACCACCGCACTGTGTTCGCCGAGATCAGCGTGCAGCTGGCCGCCGGCAAGCGCGTCGACGCCGTGACCCTGGCCGAGCGCCTGGACCGCGACCTGCTGCCGTACCTGGTGAGCCTGCACGGCTCGGCGCCGAGCGCGGCGAAGATCGAATACCACGCCCGGATCGTGGTGGAGAAGGCGACGAAGCGCGCCCTGTCGGCGCTGTCGGTCGACCTGGCCAGCGACGCCGAATCGGGCAAGGACAGCACGGAGTGCATCGCCGACGCCACCGCCAAGCTCGACGCCCTGGCCCAGCGCAAGACCACCAGCGACCCGCGCCGCCTCGACGCCACCCTGGACCAATACCTGACCCTGCTGCAGGACCGCATGGAAGGCAAGGTACGCCCGATCCCGACCGGCTTCGCGCACCTGGACGACATGCTCGACGGCGGCCTGGAGCGCGGCACCCTCACCGTGATCGCCGGCCGCCCCGGCACCGGCAAGACCGCCGCCGGCCTGGGCATCTGCCGCAACGTGGCGCGCGACTACTCGTCGCTGTTCCTGTCCATGGAAATGTCGGTCAACCAGGTCAACGACCGGAACATCTCGGCCCTGGCCCAGGTGGACATGAGCTGGCTGCGCCGCCCGGGCGAGACCCGAGGCGACACCGAGAAGTGGGATGCCGTGATTACGGCATCGACCCACTCGCGCAACCTGAACCTGTTCATCGACGACCAGACCGGCTTGAGCATCCCGGAAATCCGCGCCAAGGCCCGCAAGATCAAGCGCACGCACGGCTGCGACATCATCTGCATCGACCAGCTCTCGTTCATCACCGGCGCCAAGTCGGACAAGCTGCACGAGGCGATGGGCGAGTACACGCGCGGCCTGATCGCCCTGGGCAAAGAACTCGACGCCGCCGTGATCCTGCTGGCCCAGCTGAACCGGGAATGCGAGAAGCGCGCCGACAAGCGACCGATCATGTCCGACCTGGGCGTGTCCGGCTACATCGAGCAGGACGCCGCCAACATCATCTTCCTGTACCGCGACGAGCTCTGGAACCCGGAGACCGAGGACAAAGGCATCTGCGAGTGGATCGGCGCCAAGCAGCGGCAAGGCCACCCGGGCGTCGTCGGCATGCGCTACGTCGGCGCGCAGACCAGGTTCGAGACCCTGCCCTACCGCTGGTTCCGCCGTCCGCCGGCGCCAGGCCCACGCCTCGCCGCCAGCCGCGGCGGCTTCAACTGAAGAACGATAACCACACGGAGAACACCATGCCAGTACAGAACTCGGAAGCCCTGATCGCCGCCGGCCTGCATCAATTCCAGCACGGCCGCATTGCCAGCATCGATACCGCCACCGAAATTCCTTTCGCGCACGTGGAGCTGCGAGGCGCGAAGGGCCAGCTGCTCGTCACGCGCGGCGCCTATGTCCCGCTGAAATACTGCGTCGAGCTGGAGCCTGAGTTGATCCGCTCGATCTCGGCCGAGGCGAAGGCCCGCCGCAAGGCCCGGCGCAAAGCGGAACAGGCCGCCCTCGATGCTGCAGTTCCGCCATCGCAGCCGCAACCCATGAGCTGGGCCTGACAATGAGCCGAGCCCACGAACCCTGCGCCATGTGCGCCCGCTTCACCACGAAGGGCCACGAGCAGCAGGCCGCCCACGGCCTCGGCTGGTGCGTCGGCTACGAGGTCTACGTCCGCGCCGATGCGCCGCCGACCGTGCTGTTCAAGCCGGCGCCGCGCGGGCAGATCGGCGAGAGGCAGGCGTATCTGGCGCAGCACCAGGCCGAGGAGTCCGCATGCTGAGAACCCCCATCGCCCGCACCGGCACCCTGAAGCCCGCGCGCACCCGGCGCTGCGCCGTCAAGGGCTGCGACAACCGCTTCCAGCCGCGCAGCATGATGCACAAAGCCTGCAGCCCGGAATGCGCGATCGTCCACACGACCAAGGAGCGCGCCCGCCTGGACGCCAAGCAGACCCGCGAGCGCAAGCAGAAGGTCAAGACGCGCAGCGAGCACATCGCCGACGTGCAGGTGGCGTTCAACGCACTGGTGCGCTACCGGGACCGGGATCAGCAGTGCATCAGCTGCCCGACGCATCTGCCCACCCTGGCCGACCAGCCCGGCGGCGGCTTTGACTGTGGCCATTACCGAAGCCGCGGCAGCGCGCCGCACCTGCGCTTCGACCTGCGCAACGCCCATGGCCAGTGCAAGAAGTGCAACCGCTACCGCGCTGGCAACGCAGCCGATTACCGCCTGGGCCTGATTGCACGCATCGGCCTGGCCGCCGTCGACGCGCTGGAATGCGACCAGGCCGGTGGCGCCTGGACGATCCCCGAACTGCTGGCGATGAAGGCTGACTTCCGCGCGCAGCTCAAACACCTGAAGGAGCACCCATGACGACGCCAGTAAAGGAATCGACCCAGCGCGTGCGCGCGCTCCAGCAGGCGCTACTGCACGAACTGACCCTGGGGCCGCGCACTACGAAGAAGCTCACCGCCGCCCTGAGCAATGAAGACGACCAGGCAGTCTACCGCGCGATGCTGGGCCTGGAGAAGGAAGGTCGCGTGACCAGCTTCTCCGACCGGCGCGGCAGCGTCACTGGAACCGTCGGGCGCGTGTGGACCCTGGCGGACGCGCCACCGGCCAAGCCGCTGCTGCGCGATCCGCTCGTGGCCGCCCTGTTCGGAGACGCGCCTTGACCGAACACGAACGACGCGACATCGGCCTGCGCCTGGAGAACTGGAGCCGCTGGGCCACGGCCGGCAGCCGCACCATCGGCGTCAGCCCCACCGGCGCCTACTGCGACCGCCTGCGCCGGGAAGCCCTCGGCGACGAGCCGAAGCAAGGCGACCGCCGCACGGTAGACGAGGCCGACGCCCTGCTGATCGAGCGCGCCATGCCGAAGCTCGACACGCGCACCCGCATGCTGCTGTACTGGTGCTACATCAAGCAGGCCCAGCCCGAGGTCGTGTGCCGCAAAATGAGCATCGCGCATCGGCCGGCGACCGTGTTTGTGGAGCAGTTCAGGCAGGCGCAGGCGGCGATTGAGACACTGTTGCACCCTACTGGACGTTAATGGATGATTTTTCTTGACGGAAACCGGACTCAGCAGTAAATTCCAAGCTACAACTTAATTCCGTCCAGAAATTCGACGCGCACGGTTCCCTGATGGGAGCCTGCGGCGTCTCTGGCGGTTCCGCTCACTTGGCAGATAGCCCTGGAGCACACGAAGCCCGCGCCGAGAGGTAGCGGGCTTTTTGCATTCTGCACACGAAAGCCAGGCCGCGCGCCGAGGCTTCCGCGTGGTGAACGCACGACCAACCAACACCGCCCGAGTGGCGCCCATGCGTTGCGTCTCACCACTCCCTGTCTCCTGGGTCTGCCTGGACTGCAGACCCCTTCGCCCGGCCACGTGCCGGGCTTTTTTATTCCACCACCATGAGCGACAACACCAAGGCCAAGAAGACCCGCAAGACTGCGGCGCCGGCTGAGGCCAAGGCGCCAGGGCGGCCCAGCAAGTACCGTGACGAGTTCGCCGAGCAAGCCCGCAAGCTTTGTCTGCTGGGTGCGACCGATGCAGAACTTGCCGGTTTTTTCGAAGTGAACGAGGACACGATCCACGAATGGAAGAAGGTCCACGCTGAATTTTCCGAGTCCATAAAAAGGGGCAAGCTCCAAGCTGACGCCGAGGTAGCCGACCGCCTGTACCAGCGCGCCATGGGCTTCGAGCATGACGACGTGCACGTGTCGAATTACCAAGGCGAGGTCACGCTGACGCCGATTCGCAAGATTCACGCTCCGGACACGACCGCCGCCATCTTCTGGTTGAAGAACCGCCAGGGCAAGCAATGGCGTGATAAGCAAGAGGTTGCACACACCGGCAACGTGTTCGATTCGCTGCTGGCCGCCGTCAACGGAACTGGCCTCAAGGTCGTGCCATGACCAGCCAGGCCAAGCTGCAGGAGCTGCTGGCAGAACCGATGTGGCGCATCAGCAACCTGTACAAGATCATCGTCAAGGGCACCGAAGAAGACGAGGGCCTGGTCCTGCAGTTCAAGCCGAACCGGGCGCAACGCCGCTTCATCGACCGGCTGCACCACCGGAACATCATCCTCAAGGCGCGTCAGCTCGGCTTTACCACGCTGATCGCCATCGTCTGGCTCGACCACGCGCTGTTCAACGCGAATAGCCGCTGCGGCATCATCGCGCACGACCGCGAGGCCGCGAAGGTGATCTTCCGCGATAAGGTGAAGTTCGCTTACGACAACCTGCCGGCCGAGCTGAAGGCAGCGATGCCGCTGAAGGCTGACAACGCCGACGAGCTGCTGTTCGAGCACAACAACTCATCGGTGCGCGTGGCAACGTCCATGCGCTCGGGCACGATCCACCGGCTGCATATCTCCGAATTCGGGAAGATCTGCGCCAAGTACCCGGACAAAGCCAAGGAGGTGGTCACCGGCTCGATTCCGGCTGTGCCGCTCAACGGCATCACGGTGATCGAGTCCACGGCCGAGGGCACGGACGGCGATTTCTACGCGATGACGCAGCGCGCGATGGCCTTGCAGGAGCAGGACAAGCCGCTGAGCGCGAAGGACTGGCGGTTCCACTTCTTCCCCTGGTGGGGTGAGCAGCACTACCGGATGCCCGAGGGCGGCGCCGTCATCACAGAAAAGGACCACGCTTACTTCGACGAGATCGAAGCGAAGATGCAGACCACGCTCGACATCGAGCAGCGCACCTGGTACGTGGCCACCCGAGACACCGATTTCAGTGGAAACGACGAGAACATGTGGCAGGAATACCCGAGCACGCCGAAAGAGGCGTTCCAAGTATCGAGCGAGGGCTGCTACTACAACAAGCAGATCACCGCTGTGCGCAAGTCGGGCCGCCTGCTACGCATCCCTGTGCTGAATGTTCCGGTCAATACCTTCTGGGACATCGGCCGCAGCGACGGCACGGCGATCTGGTTCCACCAGCAAGTCGGCATGGAAGATCGCTTCATCAAGTACGAAGAGGCTCACGGCGAGGACCTGCGCTACTACATCAAGCTGCTGCAGGACACCGGCTATATCTGGAACAAGCACTTCCTGCCGCACGACGCCGCGCATAAGCGCCTGTCGCAAAGGAACCAGTCGACCAAGGAAATGCTGGAAGACCTGGGCCTGCGCAATATCGAGATCGTTCCGGTGATCGCCGACATTACCTCTGGCATCAACATCACGCGCGCCGAGTTCGCATCGGCCTACTTCGACGAAGAGGGCTGCAAGCTTGGCTTCTCCCACCTCGAGAACTACAAAAAGCGCTGGAACGAGAAAGACAGCCGCTGGAGCGATGAGCCACGCAAGGATCACACCAGCGAGGGTGCCGACGCGTTCCGGCAGTGGGCACAGGCCAAAGCCGCAGGGCTAATAACTCCAGCCGGCAGCACGTGGGGAAGCCCGCTCAACTATCAATCACTGGGAATCTTATGACCAAAATGACCGACGACGAGCTGCGCAGCGCGGTCGACCACGAGGTGAGCGAGTCGGCCGCCTGGACCGGCTCGGCGCTGGCGGGTGAGCGCGAGCGCAACCTCGCCTACTACCTGGGCCAGCCGCTCGGCAACGAGGTGGCCGGCCGCAGCCAGGTCGTGAGCTGGGATGTGTTCGAAGTGGTCGAGAGCGCCGTGCCCGACCTGCTGGAACCGTTCTTCGCCGGCGACAACATCTGCGAGTTCGAACCGGTTGAGCCAGGCGACGAAGAGTACAACGAGCAGGCTACCGATGTTGTCAATCACATCATCAAGAAGAAGAACCCGGGCTTCCTGATCTTCAACACCTGGATCAAGGACGGCTTCCTGTCCAAGATCGGCATCGTGCGTTCGTGGCAGGACAAGACGAAGAAGGTGAAGAAGGCCAGCTACAAGGGCCTGACCGATACCCAAGTCGTCAAGATGGTCAACGATCCGCGCATCACGATCCTGACCCACGATGCGGTGCCTGACCCGGACCAGCAGCAGGTGAGCAATGCGCTGGCCCAGCCGCCCCAGATGCTGCACGATATCGACGTCGTGATCGATAGCGGCCCGCGTGGCGCGCGCATCGAGAACGTCGAGCCGGGCGCTTTCATCTTGTCGCGCCACGCCAAGAAGATGGAAGACGTCACCTGCATCGGCGAGCTGCGCACCTACACCCGCTCTGATCTGGTGGCTATGGAGTTCGAACGCGCGCGTGTCGAGGCGCTGACCGACTACCAGGCGGCACAAGATGACTTCGCCATCGACGCGGACCGTCCGGGCGCCGGGGAGCATGGTGAGGGCGCGAACCAGCAGCTGACCCTGTTCTTCGGCTTCGTCAAGGTCGACTTCGACGGCGACGGCATCGCCGAGTGGCGCCGCGTCTTCATGGCCGGCAACGACATCCTTGAGAACGAGGAAGTCGATGACCACGAATACAGCATCTGGTCCCCGATCCTGCTGCCGCACCGCATCGTTGGTATGGCCTTGGCCGATCCGGTGGTGGCGATCCAGGACACGAAGACCAGCCTGCAGCGTCAGTACCTGGATTCGCTGTACCTGGCGAACAACCCGACCACGTATGCGGTCGACGGCCAGGTGAACCTCGACGACCTGCTGTCGACCCGCATCGGCAAGGTGGTGCGCGTCAAGGGTCCGCAGGCCGCTGGCCCGATGCAGACCGCACTGGTGGCCAACGAGTCGCTGCAGGGCATCGAGCTGATGAACACGGTCCGCGAGGAACGCGTGGGCATCAGCCGCCTGAACCAAGGCCTCGACGCTGACAGCCTGAACAAGACCGCTACCGGCGCGCAGATCGCCAACACGCGCGACCAGAAGCGCGCGCTGATGATGCTGCGCGTGTTCGCCGAGACCGGCTGCAAAGACCTGTGCAAGCGCCTGCTGCGCCTGACCTGCGAATACCAGGACAAGCCGGCCGTGATCCGCCTGCGCAACAAGTGGGTGGAATACGACCCTCGCGGCTGGTCCAGTGAAATGGACGTGAACATCAACGTGGGCCTGGGCACCGGCGACAAGTCGCAGACCATCGGCTTCCTGAACATGATGGGCGCCTACTTCCAGCAGGCCGCGCCGCTGGGTGTGGTCACGCCGAAGAACGTCTACCAGCTGGGCCGCATGCTGCTCAAGGCGGGCAACATCCAGGGCGGCGAGGACAAGCTGCTGACCGATCCGGCTACGGTGGAGCAGAAGCCGCCGCAGGAAACGCCCGAGCAGGTGCTGGCCAAGATGGAACTGGAGTTGGAAGACAAACGCCAGCAGGGCAAGGCGCGCGACGCCGAGTACAAGCGGGAAACCGACCTGGCCGAGCTCGAAGCGAGCACGAAGCTGAAGCTGATCGACCTGCAGCTCAAGGAAAAGGAAGTCCGGATCAAGGAAATCGAACTGGGCCTCAAGAACACTGAGCTGCAGATGCGCATGGCCGAGGCTGGCACCGCGCAGGTTGACGGCAGCATGCCGAACGCAATGCAGCTGATCGTCGACCTGCACCGCAAGCTGGAGGAGCTGGCTGGTGCCGAAACGCACATCGTGCGCGGCCCGGACGGCAAGGCATCGCACACCGTCAAGGTGCTGCCGCAACCACAATTTGAAGGATAAACCATGGCCGCTGGCCCATTCATCATCCCGGACAAGGCAGTGCTGAACATCGCGCTCGGCCTGCTGAACCCGGCCAACACGTTCAAGCTGTCGTATCACACCAGCGCCTGGGTACCGAACCCGGCCACGGTCGAAGTGTTCGCTGACGTGTCGAACGAGATCGCCGCCGGCGGCGGCTACAGCTCGGGTGGCATCACCCTGGCGAACGATGTGCTGACGATCTCGGGCAGCACGGTGAAGTTCACCTGCGATCCGGCCGAGCTGACCGCAACCGGCGGCCCGATTGCCGCATATCGCTACGGCGTGGTGCGCGCAAACGGGACCATCAACGGCAAAGTCGACCCGGTCGTTGCCTACTTCCTGGGCGACTCGACCGGCATCGACGTGCCGGCCACCACGGTCGGCAACAAGCTGACCTTCACCCCGAACGCGGCCGGCATCTGCACGTTGGCCAAGGCGGCGTAAATGCAGCGCAAGTACCGCTGCCCGGTCATCGGCACCGGTACAAACGGCGACGAGTTCCGGCCGAGCCTGGCCAAGTACCCAGATATTGCGTGGACAGTGCCCACCGGGTT